AATTAAATGATTAAAAATGTAGTAATACCTCTAATAGTAGGAGCCTTTTTAGGGCTACTTGCAGTAGCAGCAACTAATTATGCTAAAGCTGCAGAACCTGTTAAAGAAATGGTAATGCCTACAGAAGTAGGAGAAATTGTTCTTACTCTTGAAGATTGTCCTATTAAAAATGACTACGGCTTTGAATACTATGGGTATGCTACAGATCCCGGTAATCCTAACCATTTTGGATGCTGGAATGCTGATGATGCTATAGTTCAAATCTGGTTTATTAATGAAGGTGTTGTAGGTGTCTACAAGAAAGAACTATTTAAACCAAGGGTAGGTGTATGATTGCTTTAATTGATATGGATTTGGTTTGCTATCGCTGTGCGGCGTCAGCCGAACACGATCCAATTGATATTGTATTCTATCGAATGAATGATCTGCTTGATACTATTCTTGAAAAGACTAAAGCAACTGAGTATAAAGCATTTCTTTCAGGCGAAGATAATTTTAGAAAGAAAATTTATCCTGAATACAAAGCTAATAGAACACAACCAAAGCCTATTCATTTAGAAGCAGCTAGATATTACGCAGTAAAGGAACTTGGTGCAGAAGCAGAGTATGAATTAGAAGCAGATGATCTTCTAGGCATTCACCAAACAGAAGAATCTATTATTTGTTCTTTAGATAAAGATCTACTTCAGATTCCCGGCAATCATTTTCAATGGGAAATTCGTACTCCTGCTTATGTTAAACCTGATAGCTTTACCTTTCAAACAGAGCTAGGAGGACTACGCCTATTCTATGAGCAATGTATTAAAGGAGATCCCACTGATAACATAAAAGGGATCCCTAAAATGGGTAAAGTTAGAGCAGAAAAAGAGCTTAAAGATTGCTCTACAGAATTAGAAATGTTCAAAGTAGTTAAAGATCTGTACCATAATGATGAAGAGTTTCTAATGAACGCAGGGTGTCTCTGGATTCTTAGAGGCTACAATCAACATTATAAAGATAGGTTTAATGAACTCAATGCCAGTATTTAAAAGTAAACTAGAAGAAAAAGTATGGCAGCAGCTTAAAGATAAGTTTCCTCAAACTAAATATGAACCTGAAAAGTTTAAGTATACTCAACCTTCAATTGAAAGAACGTATACCCCTGACTTTAGAACAGGTAGACGTAAAATTTATTTAGAAGCTAAAGGGAAACTTGATTTAGAAACAAGAAAGAAGATGGTTTGGTTTAAAGAGCACAATCCTGATATCCGAATTATATTTCTGTTTCAAAATCCTGATAACAAAATAACAAAAAGAAGTAAAACAACCTACTCTATGTGGGCAGAAGAAAATGGATTTGAATGGTTAGACTTTAGAAAGGATTGGTTAAATGCTTATTCAAAATTGTGTGCAAAACGATGATGGTTCTCTTGACTTTGACTTCCATGTAGATGGAGACGAAGCAGCTTTCTTGATGGACTATGCTATTAAAAGCTTAGTCTTTGAAGGAATTATCAAGATTCAATCAGATCAAGTAGAACAAGAATTAGAGATTCATAAAGCTCAAGGAGGTACAGTTAATTGAATACCAAATTAGTATGGATTACTCCTGATGCAGAAAAACATATTGCTTACTGTGCTAGGGTATCTAACCCTACAAATCAAGAGAATCCTGACTACAGAGGTCTTCTATCATATTGTAAAAAACATGGGCACTGGTCAGTATTTGAAATGGCTAGTGCCTGTTTTGAGATTGAAGCTCCTAGAGATATTAGTAGACAGATTCTTAGGCATCGTAGCTTCAGCTTTCAAGAGTTCTCTCAAAGATATGCAGATGTTACTCAGCTACCTAAAACAGAGTTTCGAGAATGTCGTTTACAAGATACAAATAATAGACAGAATTCTATTGAAAGCCAAGATGAATCTCTACAAGCTTGGTGGCTTGCTATTCAAGATACACATAATCAAGTTGCTCAGCATCTTTATAATCAAGCACTAGAAGCCGGAGTTGCTAAAGAACAAGCTAGAGTACTCCTTCCAGAAGGGTTAACACCTAGTAGGTTATATATGTCTGGTACTATCCGTAGTTGGTTACATTACTGTGATGTTCGAAGTAGTAATGGTACTCAGAAAGAACATATTGAAATAGCTAAACAAATTAAAAAGCAATTAGCAGAACACCTTCCTATTATATTTGGAGAACCTGATGAGTAAACATTTGATAATTCCAGATTGTCAAGTTAAACCCGGAGTAGATACATCGTATTTAGAATGGATTGGGAAGTATGCAGCAGAAAAGAAACCAGACGTTATCGTATGTATTGGTGACTTTGCAGATATGCCTAGCCTCTCTAGCTATGATGTTGGTAAAAAAGCTTTCGAAGGTAGAACTTATAAGGCAGATGTTGAAGCTACCAAAGAAGCTATGACCCTTTTAATGAAGCCTATTAAAGAAGAGCAAGACAGGTTAGTTAAAAATAAAGATAAACGATGGTATCCTAAATTTGTCTTGACATTAGGCAATCATGAGGATAGAATAGATAGAGCAATTAATCTAGATAGAAAGCTTGATGGTTTAATTTCAATAGATGACTTAGGATATAGAGAAAATGGTTGGGAAGTTTATCCGTACCTTGAAGTGGTGGTCATTGATGGTGTTGCTTATAGCCACTATTTTACTACTGGAGTTATGGGTAGACCAGTTACTACTGCTACTGCATTACTCAATAAAAAGCATATGAGTTCTGTAATGGGTCATGTTCAACATAGGCAAATTGCTTATGCTCAACGAGCAGATGGTAAACAAATGACAGGGCTCTTTGTAGGTAGTTGCTATCTTCATGATGAAGATTACCTAGGCTCTCAAGGTAATGACTACTGGAGAGGTATCTGGGTTCTTCATGAAGTTAATGAAGGAAGCTTTGATGAAATGCCTATTAGTCTTAACTATCTTAAAGCTAAATATGGAAGGACAAAGTAATGGGATACAGATGTTTAAATAAGACTGCTTCAGAAGTTATAGAAAGTGAGTTTAGATTATGGAGAAATACCCCATTTACAAGTGGATCTCCAAAACCATCAGAAACACAGATAGGTGGAGACCATTATAAAGATTTAGTAATCCAACCTGCTTATTTTTGTTATGTAAATAAAATCCCTTACTTAGAAGCCACAGCAATTAAGTATTTATGCCGATGGCGAAAGAAGAATGGAATAGAAGATCTAAAGAAAGCTAAACATTTTATTGACCTTTTGATTGAGTTTGAACATGGAACTGACACTTGAAGAACTAAAAGAAAAAATCATCCAACAGTGGCCTGAAGAAAGCTTTCTAGAGGACCTTGGGCTTACTACTGAGGATTTAGTAGAAGCCTTTGAAGATAGAATTTTAGCTAACAGAGAATTCTTCCTAAAAGAAATAGATTTTGGGGAAGAACTTGAAGAAGAAGAATAACTGCCGATAGCACAGTGGATAGTGCAACAGCCTTCTAAGCTGTAGGCCGCTGGTTCGAATCCAGCTCGGCAGGCCATAGAAAAGAAAGGAAATATATGCCCTCTACTAATGATATCACTGGTGCTAGACTTGTTAGTAAAGCTAATACACCAGATTATGATGATAATTATGATAGGATTTTTAGAAAAGAAACTAAATTAGAAGTAAAACTCTGTAATAATTGTGGTGAAGCTAATGATTCTAAGACAGAGTTCTGTGAAAAATGCGGGCAGACTTTTTAAAAATCTATCTACCGCCTATAAATTTATATAATTATCCAGATAGAAGAAAGAAGATTATGGAATTACCAAGTATTTACCAAAGTATTATTCACCGTAGTAGATATTCCAGATTTATTCCTGAAGAATTCCGAAGAGAGTCTTGGGAAGAAACAGTAGATAGACTTATTAATTATCTTAAAACTAAAGGAAGTTTTGATAATCAAGACGGCTGGACAGAATATGAAGCTCTTTTAGAAGAACTAAAAGAATCTATTTTAAAACTTGAAGTAATGCCTAGTATGAGATTGTTAATGACTGCAGGAGAGGCATGTGAAAGAGATAATATCTCGGCTTATAACTGTTCTTATCTTGCTATTAATAATAAGCGTGCTTTCAGTGAGGCACTTTACATTCTAATGAATGGTACTGGTGTAGGATTCTCTTGTGAACGTCAAGAGATTTCTAAGCTTCCAGTTATTCCAGAATCTTTTAAGGAGGTAGAAGATGTTATTGTTGTCGGGGACTCGAAATTGGGTTGGGCAAAAGCTTTTAAAAAGCTTCTTAGCTCTTTATGGGAAGGAGATATCCCAAGAGTTGATTACTCACGAGTACGACCTGCTGGAGCACGACTTAAAACTTTTGGAGGAAGAGCTAGCGGCCCAGAACCGCTTAAGAGACTCTTTGATTTCGTCATTGAATCATTTAAGGAAGCTAAAGGGAGAAAACTTAACTCGCTAGAAGTACATGATATTATGTGTATGATTGGGGAGATTGTAGTAGTGGGAGGAGTTCGTAGAAGTGCTCTCATTTCTCTATCTAATCTTACTGATCGCCGTATGCGAGAAGCTAAAATGGGAGCTTGGTATAATGATAATCCACACCGTGGACTTGCAAACAACTCCGTTGCCTATACTGAAAAACCCGACAGTGAGACTTTCATGGAAGAATGGCTGTCTTTGGTTAAATCAAAATCAGGTGAACGAGGAATATTTAATCGTGTCGCTGCTCAAGATCAAGCAGCTAAGTGGGGAAGACGAGATAGAACTCTCAGTTACGGAACCAATCCATGCTCAGAAATTATCCTCCGTGATAAACAGTTCTGCAATCTTACAGAAGTGGTTGTACGGGCGGAAGATACCTTTGATACTTTGGCTAGAAAAGTCCGCCTCGCTACAATTCTAGGAACTATTCAATCTACTCTTACTAACTTTAATTTTCTTTCTGAAGAATGGAAAGCTAATACTGAGGAAGAAAGACTGTTAGGTGTAAGCCTTACTGGTATTATGGATAACTCTCTTTTAAATGGATCTACAGTTTTACCTCAGACCTTAGCAGAAATCCTAGAAAAACTTAGAGATATTGCAAGGAAAACAAATGAAGAATTTGCTGAAAGACTTGGTATTACTCCTTCTACTTCTATCACTTGTGTTAAACCTTCCGGTACTGTCAGCCAGTTGGTGGACAGTGCTAGCGGGATTCACGCTCGGCACAGCGATTTTTACATACGACGTATACGGATGGATAAAAAAGACCCTATTTACCACTTTCTCAGATCTAAAGGAGTGGTTGTAGAAGACGAGGCATTTAGACCAGACTCAACAGCAGTATTTAGTTTTCCAATGAAAGCTCCAGAAGGAGCTGTACTTAGAAATACTTATTCTGCAATTGAGCAATTAGAGCTTTGGCTTACATATCAACGTCACTGGTGTGAGCATAAACCCTCAGTAACTATCTCTGTTAAAGATGAGGAATGGCCTGAAGTAGGTGCTTGGGTTTGGAAACACTTTGATGAGATTAGTGGGGTGTCTTTCCTACCATACTCTAACCATTCTTATGTTCAAGCGCCTTATGAAGATTGTACTGAAGAAGAGTATAATGAACTTCTTGCCAAGACTCCCCAAGATATTAATTGGGAAGAGTTCTTTGAGAATGAGGATAATACCGAGGGAGCTCAGACTCTTGCTTGTACAGGTAACTCTTGCGAAATAGCCTAAAGGAAAATATATGTTCTCTATTACAGGTAACTTTATTACAGGGTGTATGGTAGGGTTTGAATATGTAAATGAAAAAGAACTTTTTGAAGACGAAGAAGATGCTACAGAAGCTCACTTAGTTATTGACTTCTTTATTATCAGATTAATTATTAGTTGGGGGATACTATGAAAATAGGGATTTTAGGTAGCAGGTCTATTAATGATTGGAAACTTATTGGTAAATTACTAGATGATACTATTGCTTCTAAAGATGTAGTGCTTGGAAGTAGTGCTAAAGGTGTAGATAGACTTGTAAAAGATTGGTGTACTGAAAATGAAGTTGCTTTTGTTGAGTTTCTTCCTTACCACATGCTGGATAAAAGTGTAGAGTTTGATACTAAATTCTTTTTCATTAGGAATAAACAACTAATTGATAACTCAGATAAGGTAATTGCTATCTGGGATACTGAATCTAAGGATACTGAGTATGGAATTAAGTATGCACAGAAGAAAAATATCCCTGTAACAGTGGTAAAAGTACCCAAAAATAGCTAAAACAAAAGATAAGGGGCCTTAGAGCCCCTTTCTTTATTTCTACATATCTGAAGTTCAACTACTATAAAATATTGCGTTATAGAGCGATTACAGAAGCCGATTATTCAGAATCTTCCTTTAAAAATCGTTCTTGGAACCATTCTTTAAGTTTTCCAGAGATTGATACATTTTTTCTGGGTACTGGAGGAAGTTGCTTAAATGATCGAGGCTTCTCAACTACATGTTGCTCATCAGGAATACTATCTGCTACTTTACTAACATGTTCCCAATATTTCTGATTAACATTTTTATCTTTATGACCCCTCCACCTTTTAACAGCTCCTTCTTCTCCATACCTTCCAATATTATAATCAAATATCTTTTCAGCTACAATTTGATATTTCTTTTTATCTTCCTCTGTCCAACCTATATCTGGATTCTTTCTCCAGTTCTTATCTTCAATTCCTGAAGCTTTTTTAAATAGAACCTCTGCTCTACCCATCCAAGCAAGCTCATCTTCAGTAAAAATCTTTTTAGGATTTCTAGTTCGAAAGTCTTTGACTAAAGTACTAGTCATTTGGTAAGGACCAAAGGCTGTATCATATTTAGTACCAGAGACAGTATAAGCCCAATAGTCTGGATTACCAAAAGCTTCAATATTATTAATACCTTTTAGAATCTTAGGAAGTCTTTTATTAGTAGCAGTACCCCTATCTGTTTCTAAATAAGGCTCTTGAGGAATAGCAGGAGTCTCTAGTTTAGGTTTATGACCTTCAAAAAGAGCTTCCTCTTTCTTTGGGGTAAGAAAAGCTACTAAATTATTATCTAGATTAGCTGGCATACTACTTCCAAAGAGTTCTTAGTTTACCTAGAGAAACTGCAGGAATCCTTTTAATAAACTTACCTGCTATTTTAGCTAGGGCAGGATTCTTTTCCAAAGCCCAAAGCATTTCCCAAGGAGCTAAAGTATTCTCAAGAGGAGGATCAACAATATTATCTACAAAAGCACGTTCATCATCAGAAAGAGAATTATAATCATCAGGTCTCTTAAAGATTAGATAGGCTTGCTTAGTGATCTCTCTATTAATTTCAGCAATATCAGCTTCATCTAATCCCATTGTAGACTCTTTATTTAAATGCTTATGGATACGATTAGGATTAATATTTACTCCATTAGCTGCAGCCATAGCATGCAAGAACTGAGACATTGTTCCTCTGTTAAGAAGGTCGAGTCGGTCATTAGCACCTACTCCCATAGTCTTTGAAACAAAGTCAATTACCTGTTCAGAAGTTAAATCACCACCACCTTTAGATAGACTATCAGGCTTTAGAGCTTTCACAAGCTGTTTAATTGTCCTCTTACCAATTCCTTGCTCACCAGCATACAGCTCAAGAACCTTACGTTCAGTAGCTTGTAAACCTTCTTCAATACTAGTAAAGGAAGACTCTTTCTTACCATCAAGACTAATACCAATAGGGTTATTATTTAATGTAGAGATTTGTTCAGAACTAAGCAAGGCCTCCGAGAAGTGTTCAGTATAGAAGCGTTGGGCAGCTTCTTTAGTAGTAACTCCATTGAGGTTAGCATAAGACTTAAGAGCATTGTCAATACGACTTACAATGTTTTGATTAAGACCTCCAACATCATCTCCTGTTACAGTAAGTCTACCTGTAGTTTCATTAATAGCAATATTAATATTCTTGTCAGGATTGGTTAAAATATACTTACTTAGAGTACCAGAAAGAGCTCCCACATACTCATCAAGAATCTTTTGATAAGTAGCTCTACC